TGGCATATTGGCGCCTTCCTTACCGCTGGCTTCTGCCTGGGTGCGCACAATGGGGTCACGCGCTTGAGCAGCCAGTTTACTAGCAAGAGTGTTAGTCATTACAGTGTCTCCAAATTAAAAAGAAGGGGCCCATAGGGCCCCTTAAAGGCTCCCCGTATTAGTTACCGGCGGTCAGGCCAGTAATGACCACGCCAGAGAAGGGGTTGAGGAATTCTACTGCCATCTCGGACGTAACAGACCCGCCTTGAGCATCGACACCCCCGTTCCAGTCTCCAGCTACCGCGCCAGCATCCTGCTGTGCCGTACCCCCAAGTCCATAGGTTTCAGGCCGAGTGGCTCGTCCGTCCAGGTAAGCCAGCTTAATAGCAGGCTTATCCAGTACTACAAGAGAGGACGAGATATCGCTACCCAGCCCGTTGAACAGAGGGTGCTCTACTACATGCACCCACCCTTTATAAGTACGAATGGAATTGAATACCATACCGAACTTATTCTCAGCCAAGCTGATGTTAACATCGTAGGTCTGCGCACGCCCGATCTGCTGGATAACCTTCATACCAGCAGAACCCGTAAAGGCCATACGTTCCTTTGCGTTCCCCATGTTAGTGGAGAATTCAAAGGCCGGCACCAGCATATCTTCCAGCTCATCGTAGTTGGTAGTGGCCGCCGCAGCTACTACATGGCTCGGCGCGTATTCCAGCATGGCGTCAATTACGCCCTGAGTGGACGAAATAGGCTTACCATTGCCGCCAGTGTTAACAGTATCCAGGCTAGCCTGGCCGAAGAACATTGCAGCTTCCATGTCCTGAGCGTGGTGCATAGCGTTGTCACGCTTGTTCTCTGCGATGTTACTATACCCAGCCTCGGCGTAAGAGGCACGGGCAGTGTCAGTGATAGCCCAGGCATTACGGAAGATCTGAGTGAAGTTCTCGCGCCATACTGTAGTCTGGCTGCGTGCAGTAGGACGAGCCGACCCCTGTTCGTGCGCGGTACCAACGTGAATGAACTCGTCATCATCCACGATAGCAGCAGCCGCTACACGACCAAAGGAACGTGATACTACTACTACAGTACTGGACGTTACCGAGGTAACTCGGATGTTCTCGCGCGTACGAGTAAGATGATAAACCTGGCCAGCTACTACCCCTGCAGTAGAATCTACAGTAAGGGTTTCATCTCCAGCTGCGTAGCCAGCGCCATCGTTGATGGTTAGCTTGGCAAATGTCCAGGTCTTAGAAAAGTACCCATGCTTAATAGACTTAGCACGAGTACTACCAGTACCTCCGGTCAGCGCAAACAGCGGTGCACTACCATTGGGGAACAGCCGCATGATATGAGTACTGAACGATTTCTGGTTCAGTTCATCAGGGTTCATGTAGACTGTAAACATGCCTTTTTCGAATGACATAATAGCATTCCTCTAACTGTGGTTGATTAAATTACAGACCAAGTTCCTTTTCCCAATCAACCTCAGCGACTTGCCCAGGCTGGCCCTTCTGCTGCGGGTTCTGCAGGGATGTTATATCTAAGCCTAGCGCCTGTGCAGTCACTTGCTGCAGGTACTGCTTAGACTGCTCTGCGATCCAAGAAGGATTCGCGTCAGGGTAACGCTTATGCAGTCGTTTGGCCACATCCACTAATTGGCCTTTGACTACTGGGTTACTCCAAGCTTCCTTAGAGTAACCCTTTTCCATTTCCTGCCCAACCAACTGCTCTCTTACTGCCGGAGCTACATTCTGCCGGTCGTAATCTGAACGGGCATTGACATACTTATCCGTCAGTGCTGCATTGTGCTGTACAGCGTTCATATAGCTCTGACGCCCTACGTGCTGGATGAGTTTAAGAAGCGCCTCAGTGTCTCCACCCTGTACTGCCTGCAGGTCCTCTGCCGTTACGCCTCTAGTGAAGTCCATTCCATTGGCTACTTCAGTAAGCGTATCCTGGGATAACGTAAAAGCAGGAGGCAGGTTTTCTGCTTCCCCACCTTCTGTATTATCAAACAAACCAGAGAAAGCATCAAGAGGGTTTTCTGGTGCAGTAGGCTGCGGTGGCTCAGTAGGAGCACCTGTCTGTTGCGAGGTCGGCTGCCCCGGTTGCCCCTGTGGGTCAGTAGGCTGATGCTGCCCCTGCTGGGGTTGACCACCTGGCATAAATCTGGACATGAAACCCCCAGCCTGCCACTGCTGCACTGGGAGAGCCGTTACTAATTTACTCATCTTAATCACCTTTATGTTTACGCTGTTAGTTGGTTACACTAGGCATAATTGAGGTTGGGCCCCAGGCTGCGTCGCGCGTGGCTAATGTCCGGGCCAAAGCTGAAGCTTTGGAACCCGGCCACGCGCAGGCTACGACTTGCCTCCCAACTTCAATTAGCCGTTCCACTGCGAGCACTAGCTCTCCTCGCCTCTGTCTACCCAAGTGCGGGGCTTGCCCATAAGTCCGGCGCTTTCTGCCAGCCCCATGATTGTTTCTATCTTACCTAGATAGTACCCTTCTGCAAAGAGGGACTTCTCTGCTGTCATATGCGACAAGTCGACTGGGGTAGTCATTCTGTCTTTGAGGATAGTAGCTTCGACATGAGCTAGCCATTTACTAAGCACACTATGTTCTTCGAACAGATGCTGTAGGGCTACTAGCTCAGACCGGTCCAGTTGGTCCAGCCCCTGTTTGAGGCTGAGTAGGCTGCGTGGGGGTAGTTGCATCAGTAGGGGTTCCTTCTGGTTGAGTCATATAATTATCAATGCCCTTTACGCCGCCCAAGGTCATCAGATGGGCAAAGATATTAGGCAAGGCGGGGCCAAACTGCTGTTGCAGTATCTCAGAACTTTGTATCAATTGCATACTAGCAGCAATAAGATCTGTAGAAGCCAGCTTACTACTAGGGGTGTAGCCATCCCCCATACGGAAGTCGAACATCACACTACGCAGGGTGTTAAGGTCCAGCTCTACTTCTTTACCAGAGGTAAGTGAGCGTAGCTTATGCGCCTCACTAAAGCGTGAGATGTTCATCTTCATCATCTGCTTTAGTGGCATAAAGATCTGGAATTCTAGCATGATGGCCGGTAGCCGCTGCCTCATGTCAGCATTAGACATGATAGTACTAAACTCCTCCCTGGTTTTATTTCCTTTCTGGAACTGCCCCTGCTGCGCCCGATTAAGCCCATTCAGCTCGTTAGTCCAACCGGCTATAGTCAGGGCGTCACCGATAACATGGTCAGTACCCCTCGAATCGTATGGGATAGAGTAGTACATATCCGCTAGCCTCCCCTTCGTCAGGGAGTTAGTCTGGACGGCTATCTTAGCGCTAGGGTTAGCGTCGTTGACATCTTCTGGGGCTATGGCGGTCGCGTCGTATATCGCTCTGTCCGATATGGCGCGGCGCGCACTATGAAAGCGGATGTTAGTCATGGCGCTGACCGCTTTCTGCATAGGCACTGTAGATTCTGCCATAGACTGGGTCTGCAGCCCGAAGCCATCCTCCATTGGGCTACCAATCATAATAGGTAGAGAGTTGTATGCTGTGTAGACTGGCTGCACATAGAGAAGGATCTCATTCACTATTATGAACTTGTAGATGCGATACTCATGCTCTTTCATACCTTTAGTCTCAGGGGATAAGAGCCCGTAAGCTTTAGGCCTAACCCTACGATACAATACCTTTACTTCAAACAGATCCTTGTATATTTCGGTCTTGCCTCTTTTGTGTGAGGCCGCCATCTCGAAGTAACGCTCCCAGGAGAACTCTGTCTCTGTAGTAACGTAATGGGATATTTGAGGCTTCTCTCTCCAGTACGAGTGATCCCTCTGATTCTGCATGGCATCAAATACTTTGCCTGTGTTATGCAGATACCCCAGGTCCATAGCACTGAGGCGAGTTATCAGAGCACTTAGATTGCTAGGAGTGGATAGGTAAATGTAACCTGCATACTCCCCGTCTTTATGATTGTCACCTGGGAGCACTGACATATCATGTATGGTGTTATACGGATCCAGCCTGCGTATCTTGTTATACCCTACAAAGATCTGCCGAGTTTGATACTCCCCTGCATTATCTAAGTTCGAGTTATCTAGTTTATTCTCCCACTCCTGTATTACATCCCACTCTGTGTTGATAGGAGCGTAATTATACTTCATGGCGTCCTTAAAGAACATCAAGAGCTCTTTAGGGTAACCAGAGATGGTGGAGTATTTGTCTACTAGAGTCTCAATATATTCAGCAGTCTTACGAAACTGCGGGTCACTGACCACTGGGAAGATAGGGCTCCCACTGAGATATAGTTCAGCCAGATATGCAACTGCGGTGTCTACCTGGGATACTATCAATGGGATGTTGACGTCTACGAAGGTGCTCTCCAGATCTCGAAACTCCCCACTGCATTGCTGCATAGCCTTCTGTACTGCATCCGTACCATCCCCATTGTGGCGCGTCTGATCTTTGAGTGCAGTGTATCTTGCATACATTACATCTACTACTTCCATCTTAGTATGCAATTCCTCAAGATGAGTAGTCGCATGCTCAAAGGTGGAGTTAACTAATTCTACTAGAGTCTTTTGGGTATCCTGGTGAATGGTATATTCAGCCATCTTATATGCTCCTAGAAGGGGGTATTTATCTTAGGTCTTTGACTCCGGGGAGCCCGTGGCTTGAAGTATTCGTCGTCTTTCATAATGCCAAGTAGCCCATTGTATTCTCTGCGCACATCTAATCCATAGGCTGCGGCATCGAGATAATCATCCCTATTATCTTTCTCTCCTATCTTATACTTACGCCCATACCAAATGAACAGGTTACGCGCAGTCTCGTCAAAAAAGTGGTAGCGGCCTTCCATCCATTCATCTCGCAATTCTTTAATACGCGTCTCTTTGTGCCTGCCGTGCGGTTTCAATTCTACCACAGCCACACTATTCTGCAGACCTGCAGCCTCCAAGAAGTAGTCCAGCCAAAAGCACAGGGTCTGCTGATAAGCTACTGACTCTACCCCTATTAGGGTGCATCTGTACTCCACAGCTAGCCTTATGGCTTCTTCTATTACTTTCTTGGGGTTCCAAATCCCCCCTACCATTTCCCTGATACCTGGGTCTCCGCCTCGTACTTCATGCACTACTACTACGTTGTCATCTGAATTATTCCGGAAGCCGGCTGGGTCTATAGTAATGAAGGCTGCATCTGGTTCTACTTCTAGTAGGTCATATGCTACCGCTGGCAGAGTGTCTGCGAGTAGGCGCTTCTCATTAGCTTGCGGGTCATTCATAATCTCCGCATACCAGTCTGAACCTAGCCCTAACCCTTCATCGTGGAAGAATGATTCTATGATCTCCTCTACAGACTGCAAGTCCGGCCATAGGCTTTCCCCTTCTACTAAGAGCGCACCTGTAATAAGAGAGATCCACTGTGGCATCTCCTTAAGAAGATACAGCATGCATTCCGTAGAATACATGTTCCCCAAATAAGCTATAACCCTGTCTCCGCGAGGAGCTACACACTTAAACAGAGTCATTACTAGCCAGGACTTGAGACGCCTACGCTCGGACTCAGACTGATCATTCTCTTTAGTCTGCACGTCATCGCACAAGATAAAGTCTGGGCGCTTGTTATCCTTGGCTATACCACGTACAGAGCTGAGTGCCCCAAGCGCATACAGTATTAGCTTCTTTCCATGATAGAAGCAGATCTTCTCTCTGTTGTTGTCTGTAGTAAGACGAGAGTTCCATGCGCCATATACAGCTTCTACGTTAGGAGACCCCATCATGTCATTTACATCTGATAGGATGTTACACGCCAGCTCTTCATTGGCAGCTACTATAAGAAGATATTCTGTCTTATCATAGGCTATAAGCCAGCATATTACCAGCTTAAGAAAGGTAGTCTTTGCGAACCCGCGTGGAAGCCCCAGAGCCATCCTGAGTATCTTACCGGCTACTGCAGAATCCCTAGAGGTGATAAGATACCACATAGCCACATACATAAGAGGCCACTTGAATATACAGACATCCGGCAATACTAAGGCAGAGAAGAAATTAAAGTCCTTCCTGCCTTTCTCGTAGGCCTGAGCTTGGTCTACTAAGTATTCTCTAGCAATTGAGCTATTGGTCTGCATTATCGCTCGCATCTAAAGCTGTGGAAGTAGGCTCGGCTATTAAGCTAAGCAAGTGTGCACTAGCCTCTTTGGCCTTGAGGAGCTTGTGCTTATAATGCGAAGCCAGAATGGCCGCTTTCCTGGCTTCTCTCCTGGCTTCCATTTCCTTCTTTGCTACGGTCGAAGTAGGCATAAGAGCCTCCTCTATGGTGACAGCATGCTACAAGTCAGGGTAGCCTTCTATGCTATCCTGGTCCGACTGGAAGTCATCCAGCGGGTCCGCTCCCATGGGCTGGAAGGCGGAGGGGGGCTGCCCGCTAGCTACCCTGTGCCTTTCTATTAGCTCGCCGGCTTCCATAGCGTTCATGGAACTAAGAGAGCGCCCTTCAATAGCAATGACTTCGTTATTAGGGGACAACTGCAAAGCATCCTTCCCTATGGCATGCTCCGGTAGCGTAAGCTGTATAGCTACCCGGGAGTTGCCTCCTGCATATACATTCAGCTGCGTAGGCGCATTCATCTTTGCCATTGCTGCGTGCCGCGCGGCTATTACGTTAAGCACCCCAGTGAGCTGCCTTGGGTCCGTAGACAGCGAGATGCTAGTAGACAGGGCTGCTATTACCCTATGCTCCAGTTGGGTGTACCTGTCCGCTAGGACCCCAGCCTCTTTTTGAAGGCTAGTGGAGGATAGGTCGGCCAGCTTCTCGCGGACGGCCTCGCGGCTTCCAAAGTGCTGCTCTAGTAGGCTAGCCTCTTCTGGGTCAACCCCTTCTAATCCTGTAGGGTTTTTGAAGGCGTGTAGCAGTGCTATGAACTCTTCATCCTGTGTTAGGCGAGTAGTCCAGGCTTTTGGCACGCCTAGTATACTTTGAATGTCAGAAACAGTCGCACCCTGCACCGTAAGCTGCGCAGCTCGTTCCTTCTTACTCATACCCGCAGCTGGCGCATTCATAGAAATTCCTCCTCAATCTTCAAACCTCGAAGCTAGCGGCTTCGATTTAACTTAAGTATACCTTAATTTGGCTTTGACGGGAAGGAGATTTAGGTGCTAGTAGGGGTGTAGGTTTGTAGTATAGCTAAACTAGAAATTTGACGCGATTATCCGAGGGGTCTAAATGATACCGCGCGCCCCCCTTAAAGCAAAAAGGCCCCTAGGCCCCCCTCTCCTGGTTGCGAATCATTCTAATTGCCATTCCCTTCTAACATCCGGGCAAAATAAAACCCCCGATAGCGTAAGCCACCGAGGGTTGGTAAGACTAGCAGTGCAACTAGCGTAGCGCTATGCGTTATAGATCGTCGAACAGGTCACCCTCATCGTCGTCGCCCCCTACGAACTTGTCGAAGTAGGCTAGCTGTGTGCTGCTTAGCGCCGCGTTGTCCACCGAGTCGAGGAACCCGGCAAAGTACGGTTCAATCTTAGCCTGCACTTCCTGCGGCTGCAGCAGGAACGCCTTAGGGGAGTTGAAGCATTCGACTATCAGCATAGTAGTCTTAGGGGCCTTGCCCAGCGCATCGGCGTAGGCTTTGAACTGCTTCTTGAGCGCAGTCAACTGCGCCAGCGCTTCCCCGTTGCCCCCCATTACTGGCGGCGCGGTCACGTCTGCCATTGTGGCAGGGATACTAGCGCCAGGACGCAGCTGGGTAGTGCCAGTCACCAGACGGTTGCGCGCCGTAGCTTGCACCGCACCTCGAACGCAGCGCATAAGCCAGCTAGCAAAGTCGCCAGCGTATTCAGGGATGCCGTCGTCGCCTACGCTTACGCGCTCCAGCGGGTCAGATGCAAGCAGCACCTTAATCTGCTCAAGATCAGGCATGGGCACGGTTACAGTACCCACGGGCTGGCGCTTCTTGCCTACGGTCTTAGTGATAGCAAGGGTAGTGGTCAGGTTCAGTCTAGTCATGTCGTATACTCCAGTGGGCAATGCCC